ATCTCATCGGCCGTCACCACAATCTCCGTGTGGTCAGAGCCGATGTAGCGCGCCACCCAGGCCGCGTAAAACAAGTCCGTACCGCCCTTCATACCGATACTGAAGGTCTTCAAGGGCGGTTTGCCCAGCTCCTTCAGACGCCTCTGGACCAGCGCGGCAATCAAGCTGGAATCCACGCCCCCACTCAAGAGCGCGGCCACCGGCCTCTCCGTCATGAGGCGCTTATCCACGGCGGAAATGAGCGCATCCCGCAGATACGCAAGAGGCATATCGGCCGTCTGCTTGATCCAGGGAACCTCGTGATATACGCGCTTGACAAGATCCCCCGTGTCCTCGTAAATCTGCCATACTTCTCCAGGAGGAAACTCCACCACCTTCTCGCCCTCCAAGACAAACGGCTCCAACGCCTTCCTCTCACTCGCAAATGTCCAGGTCCCAGAAGGGCTCTCAATATAAAACAGGGGCCGAACACCATAGGGATCCCTCGCCACCACATAGCTCCCCTCACTGTACAACACAAACGCAAAGACACCATCCAGTGCCCGCGCCACCCGCACCGCATCCTTGCCCATAAACTCGTACAGGTCGCCGAGGACTTCGCAGTCAGACCCAGATTCACCCTTCTTCCCAACCAACTCCTCTAACTCCTTTGCGTTGTAGATCTCGCCATTACACATCCACGTGAGCCCCGAGTCGCGCTCAAACGGCTGCATACCCCCCGTATTCAGCCCATTGATGGCCAGGCGCGTGAAACACCAGGTGGCAGAGTCAAGATCCAGCCACTTGTGACCCTCAGGCCCCCTAGCGTCCAGGGTATTTACTCCATTTGCCCAAAGTACCTTGTGGTCAAACTTTGCTCCTCCCGTGAGAATCTTTGCCCATATGCCACACATCTCTATGGTTTTTCTCGCGCACGCCTTAACCCACACCGCGAGATAAAATTTGATGGCCGATATTCTGGCATATATAAGTCCCTACCAAAAATGGAAGAGACTATTCACAACTTTGATGGAAACCTCTTAGCCTTTTGGCGTCCAAGGAAGCACACCTTCTACTTCCTTTCCTGGAAACCAGACGCAAATAGCTGGGTACACTACGACGAGGAACACACACCTTTTACACTTCATAGGACAACCTCTCATGGGCGTGGTTCCGTTATTATTCGTATCAAGTCGACAGGTCCTCGCCATTATCAAACACGCATTCACTGCGATGGCACATTCCTGCTAAATGGCCCTCTCGTGATCCCTATTGCAAAGTCTATGCTCCCTGCGCAAGCAGCGCGCATTAAGCGCGAGTATACCACGGTGGATCTAGACCCTACTATGCCGTACGAAAGGCCACAACACCTCTGGACACTGGCTCCACCTCCACCCCCTCCTGCGCCTAAGCCAAAGGCAAAGCCAAAGGCCATTCCTCGTCGCATTGCTTGGTTAGTGGCGGAAGATGCGTGTAAAAACAAAGAGTCCTGTCCCATCTCCATGGACGATATTAGTCCCATTACAGCCTCCGTAACAAGCTGTTTCCATGTATTTCACACTCCGAGTCTGAATATATGGCTCCAGGAAAAGAATACCTGCCCCACATGTCGCGAGCCCTGTGCGGCACAGACGGCGTTTGAAGCTCAGGCTATCTCTGACTCTGCCAGAGAAGAACCCTAAAGAATAAGTTCCCCTTTTACACAGATGAGTTTCAGTCGCAAAGACTTGATTCTTTTACACAAATACAAGGACGACAATTATCGCAAAGCGCTCATAGAGCATGTGGTGAGTCTCGTGAAATACGAGGTCTTCCGCTCGGCCATGCGCGGCGAAACAGTCGTTCGCGTCTCTTGTACGTGGGCGAATACCAAAGAAGAAGTGGAAGGCCTCACAAAAGAAGAAGAAGCAGTCAAAGAGCAAATACAAGCCACGTTCAAGGATTCCGTGGTGGAGATCCAAACAGGTCCTGTAAGTCTTATTTTCTATACTTTCTGGGAGATTGTCATCAAAGTAAACTGGGGCTAAAACTCTGGCGTGTATATTCTATAGGGATGCAGGCTATTGGCAAGGGGCTTGCCGCAATGTTGCTTGTTTACACGACCCACTACTCTGTGGCAAAATTATACAACCATTTCTGTGTGCCCGATGGTATCTACGGCTTCTTCCAGGGTGCTATCACAACCGGCAGTCCCATGTGTATGGGAGCAATTGAGGTTCTTAAGACCACGCAGACATCATACAGTTCACTGATTATGCTGGGTACGAGCAGGCTCTTTATCGACATGTTCAACCCCTTTAACACTCGTCGCTCCGATAAACAGACAGCTACGGAAGATCCGGTGACAACCAAGGCATAAGGCATAAAGATCCCCTAATTTACAGATGGCCGGATCCTACGCTACCTTGGAAGGGGCCTTGTACGAACTCGTATCCCGTGGAAAGAAGGACACTTTCTTCTTTGAAGAATCCAAGGACAGCCTCTACGTCTTCGACAATACGTATGAGGCCCAGGCCCCACAGATGTCCGAGATACGTCGCATTCCTTCCCAAACATCTTGCGATTTCGGCCGAAACCTACAATTTGACTTTGACTTGGTCGGCGATATGATCCGCGACCCCACCCTAGTCATCAAACTCCCTTCCTGGCTTCCCTCTAACATAGAATCTACAAATCCGCGCACAGAGGTGGCCGACTTATCCGGTGTCACGTATGGATATACGAACGGCATCGCCTATTTCCTTTTTGAACAAATCCAGTTTTACCAGGACAATATTCTTCTCCAGGAATTTTCCGGCGACGCCCTCTGGGCTACTACACGATCGGCCGACACACTGGGTCATTCCTTATTATCCAACACCTTGACTGGCGTCCATAACGGCACGGCCCTTGATATTGCGAGAAACGCCACGCCCGGCCAACTTCGTCTCGCACTTCCCATAATAGGTTGTCAAAGCGCCTCCGATCTCGGATTCCCTCAGCGCGCAGCCCTCAAACACACCTATCGCCTCAAGTGTAAGCTCCGAAAGCTAGAAGACCTGGTGGAAGCTTCCGACGGCAGATATAAGCCGACTCCTTGGGGAGCAAACATGTTCCAGCAAACAACCCAGGATGGCTCCGACACAGAGTTCCACACCCTCTTTCGCACCGAGATCCTTCCTCTAGATGTCCAGCTGGAGACGCGCCAAGTATATATACCCCGCGAGTACCAAGATGCTCTTCAAGAGACTCCCCAGAAAATCCCCTTCTTGCGCATGAGAGAAAACATCTTTACCCAGAATCGCGTGGATTATGTAAACGCCGTCGCAGGAGGAACAAGTATCATCAAGCGACTCCTGGATGGCCGTCATCCGGCAGAAAAGATCACCTGGTTCTTCCGCGCGAGACAAGATATCAATGCGAATCGCCTGTGGAAGCTGAATACGGGTACACAAAGCGCTCAAAGTTATTATAGCTCGGCGAATTTCCAGATTGCGGGACGTGACCGCGAATTGCCGAGGAGCCCCTTGGTATGGCGAGATGTCACCAATTACGCGAAAGAATCCACCGACACCGGCTATGAAATCGGCACAATGAACTGGGGTCTCGGTGCCATTGCGCCTGAGCGTTTCCCTGACACCCGTGTAACAGGAGCCGTGAATTTCACCACGGCCGATAGACCCACCATGTACTTCAGCCTGAACCCTGTTACTCCTGATCCTATGGTCGGCTCGCCCAATACAGAGTTGCGCGTCATCGTGGAAGGCTGGGCCGAATTCAACACGGATGGCAAAGGCCGCGCCGAATTATTTATGGCCTAGGTCATTTATATTGCAATATAAAACCCCGAGCAATGACAATTTAAGGTATAACATTGATATAATATGTATATGAAATTATACATATTATGTGGAGGTTCGGGCGAACGATTGAAGTCCTATTCATATCCTAAGCCATTGAACATGATTTATGGAAAGCCGTCTATATACTATTCCCTACAACACATACCGCCTAGATTTAAGACATTCCATTTTATATATTCCAGTCATTTGAGTGATTACAATTTTGAAAATATTATTATAAATTTATTCAAGGAGCGTATATGTAAGTTCAAGCGCATTGATTATTTTACTCGTGGACCTGTTGAATCGGCATATCTTGGTATAAAAGATACAATATGTGATGGAGAGCCGATCATGTTTTTGGATAATGATAATATATATAGATTTTCAGACACGTTTGATACAGATAGTATTAGCACAGCATTTATTGGTTGTAATATTGACAGAAGTGGTTCAGAAGCCTATTCCTATGTTCAACTACATGATTCTAACATTATACAAATCAAAGAAAAGTGTAGAATATCTGATACGTATTGTACAGGGATATATGGATTTAAAAACATTTCTCAATTCAAAGAGGCTGCGGAGAGCCTATTATTGGATAATTTCAAAGGCGAGGCTTATATGTCATCTGTGTACGATAAGATGCTCTCTAAGAATATACCTGTAAAATGTATGATATTCCCTATGATACGCCATATAGGAACAATGAAGGAGATTCATGATATATTGCCAATTATTGGTAATGAAAAAATGCGCGTATGTTTTGATTTAGATAATACACTTGTAACGTATCCATCTATACCTGGAGATTATACAAGCGTATTACCTATTGAGCCAATGATAAGGCTAGCACGTTCATTACATGAAGAAGGGCATACTATTATCATATACACAGCGAGGAGAATGAAAACACATTCTGGGAATGTGGGGGCAGTGATGAAAGATATAGGAACAATCACATTCAATACCCTGGATACATTTAAAATACCGTATGATGAGATTATATTTGGCAAGCCTATTGCGGATGTATATATTGATGATAGGGCTGTCAACCCCTATAGGGGTGATTTGAAATCAATGGGCTTATTCACAGAGCCAGAAATGAAACAAATCATCAACTTCTTACCCAGCAATAAATATAATAAGCTAGGTGTTATCAATAACAATGTCGTGAAATCTGGTAATATAGAGCTACTCAAGGGACAGTTATTCTTTTATAAGAATATTCCATCAAATACATCTATTCAATCATATTTCCCCAAGTTACTGATGAATTCAGAGTCATCCCACACAATTACGATGGAACTTGAATACATAAAAGGAATACCTCTATATACTCTGTTCAAGCATGAAATGTTGTCGAAGAATCATATGAATATAATTATGGACATGATACAAGTGTTACATAATACATATTCTCCCCATGTAACTCCAAGTATAGAACAAATGACGAATCATTATATACAAAAATTCAAAAGGAGATTGTCTGATACGTCCATATATTCATTCGAAAATTGCGAAGATGTATATAAGCATTATTTACAGAAATTAGAAGAATATTGCGGATCTTCGCGATTAACTTCCGCGAATATAATACATGGCGATCTATGGCTATCAAATATGATACTATCATTCAATGGTTATATAAAACTTATTGATATGCGCGGAGAAGTAGACGGTATCCTAACACTGGGGGGAGATCCCTTGTATGATTATGCGAAGATATATCAATCCTTGCGGGGATTTGATACGTTATTGTATGGAGACGTGTACAATTCTGAATATGCGAACGAGATGATTGACATATTCCGTGAGAGAGTTCAGGACTTACATATAAATATGGACGATGTCATTATGATATCGGATATATTAATACTAGGGGCATTCCACGCGATTGATGATATCTCGTTTAGAGAGAAGTGCTGGGAATGGATTACAGGCAATGCGAAAGATTTATCTTAGTGCTTATATTTTACAGAATCGCAAGGGTCTAAAATATGTATAGATCTAATGACCTAGCAGAATGGACAGCGGGTTTCAAAGACCCGGCGGAGACATTACAACTCTGCTGGATCTCACTCCGAGGGACGTCCAGGATAATGAATACACGCCCCTATCTTCCGAAAAAACCTGGTGGGTAGCCGACAATCTGCGCAGGGTCCACCCATTCAGCCTGAGTGTCCAACAATTTCCTGTCCGAGGTCCCACTGGCTTCGGCCAGAGATTCACCTTTGACCTAAATTCCCTGTCGGTCGGCGATCTTCTCCTCGGCACCTTTCTTCATCTAGAACTCGGCCACTGGCTCAGTGACACGACCTTAGTCCAACTAGAATCAGGAGCACTCACTTACCCATCTACCGAAGACCCCTGGTACTACGCAAACAGCCTCGGCACCGCTATTATCCAGCGCGCCGAGCTAGAAATCGGCGACCAGACCATCGAAATCGTGGACGGCGATTTCCTCAATACGGCCAGCCTCCTCTTCGCAGATATCAATACCCAATACGGCCCCGGCATAGAAGCCCTCGGCAGATACCCACTATCCTCTTTAACACAGACTCCGAGTTATCGCCCCTTCCCCACAACCCGCAGATCTATAGTAGTCCCCCTGCCATTTTTCTTTCAGCGCACGAAGCTCCAAGAAGCTCTTCCCCTGCTCGCGTGTAAAGAAGGTTCCGTGCGCATTCACGTAACCCTTCGCCCTTTTGCCGAGTGTGTACGTCTTCTAAAAGGTCGTAGAAGTTGTATAACAGATGTTCCGCTGAGCCAGAGCCTCAACATCATGAATACATCGACAGGCACCATAACCCCCACACAAACATCCTCTATTACTCCGGCATTCAAGAAAATCCAGCTGATTACTTATGGTGCTGTCACAGACGGCAGTGTGCGCCAGAATATTATGAGAAGCCCGTTTGAAAATCTCGTGCGCAATGTACAGACCTTTGATTTCTCCGAGCCTCTCAAATATGCCACGATGTCATCGGAAGATACGATACAAGTCCAACTGCCTCTAGAAGCCAATCATCCTATGGAAGAGATACTGTGGTTCGTGCGACGCAAGGAAGTGGCCAATAACAATGAGTGGACGAATTATTCTTCTGTGCTATCTGCCGAATACGATCCTATTTATAATCCCCGTGGTCCTCTGTTAAAGGGTGCCACCATACAATTGAATGGTGTGGAGTTGGTAAAACAAGAAGAGCAGTGGTTCCGTCAGCATATTGCCTACAGACACAAATCCGGCGCGGCGGCCTATAATAGTTTCATATACGGCTATTCTTTTTCGGAGACGCCAGGAAAACATCAACCGCGGGGAACGGCCAATGCGTCGCGCCTACAGACGGTGCGCTTGACCCTGGATATCAAACCGCCTGGGGGAACCTACGATAAGATGTGGGAGGTTAAGGTCTTTGTGATTACCTTACAATGGCTCCGATTCCAGAACGGTCTGGGGAACAAGATGTTTAGTGATTAGGCGCACAGTTCCCACGATTCGCAATAATATCAAAGTTAAGGACCTATGCTCTTAACTTTGCCATTAGATGGTAAATTACTCGTCATTAGTTCGTACTGTTCCGTTTCTTGCGCCTTGTTTTTCTCTTTCCGCCATCCATGTCCGTTTTCTTACTCCCTTCAACATAATCAAATGACGTTGGCCCTTCGCTGAAATTTGGCGGTGGAGTATCTGGTAAAAACCATAGTTCGGGCCTAGGGTTACCGTCCTTATGTCCATACAAAGGTTGATCGTAAATATAGGCTTTTACACAAGTCAGGCGATCATTTATTGTTTTAAAATCATTCAGATATTGAGTAAGCGTTGTACCTTCTTTTAGCCCCCTTTCCACTCGTTCATTAATCATAAGGTGGGAAAAATCCTTTTCGAACTGTGCTTGTATTTCAGAGTTAGATTCTAAGTAAAGGAGTGACTTCGTACAGCATAATTGTGTGTTATGTGCCAGAATATTAAAATTTGTCTCATTTATCTTTTTAGTCTGGTCAGCTGGAATAAATCCATCAACATCTCCTATAGCCAAAATAAACGCAAACATCTGGCAGAACCCCTGAGTGTTTATCGCCTGTAACTCATTATAAGGATCATATTCTATACCATCAACATTCGCAATATAGTGCGTTTCCGCTTCCGGAACATACCATATAATACGTTTTCCGGGTCCTACGATATCTGGTGTATGTGTTGAGGGAATTAATTTAATCTTATATTTTTTGCAGAGCATTTCATATGGGCTTATATGTTTTCTTTTCTTCTTTTTAGAACTTTTAAATGAGGCTGACATAATTACTGCGAAAATAGATTGGAATGCCTCATATTGAGATTCGCCGTCATTAGGAAGAACACACAGATCTTTGCTGAATGTTTCATCATAAGGATAAAACGTTTTTACCAGCATTTCTCTATAGAGTATACGGAGAATATTCTTAGGCAGTACAGGTGTCCAAAGGTCCAAAAGGTCCAAAAGGTCCAAACAAAAGGACGCTTATAGTTTTTATACACCACGCATAAAGATGGCTTCGGCGGGCTTGTTGAAACTTTTGCATTCAGGAATTCAGGACGATCGCCTGATCGCCGCCAAAGGTTCTCTAAAGATGGACGATTTCCAGCGCGTCTACATAAAAGCAGGCCGTTTCACCACAGAATGGTATACAGTGGAATTTGACAATACCCCGGCATTCGGTACAACGGCGCGCTGTACAATCCCCAGAAGGGGCCATCTTATTACACGTGCCTTCCTCGTGGTCACACTCCCAGACATCAGCACACGACAACTCGCAGCGAAGCAGGAAGCCGAAGCGAATGACACAGCCTTTGCGGGCCCCACATTCGGCTGGACAAACTCCGTCGGCCACGCACTTGTTACGAGTGCGCAAGTTACTATCGGAGGGAATGCGATTGATACGATTGACGGACGGCTGATGGAAGTTCTAGACGAGTTCCACACACCTCTTGAAAAACTAACAACTCTGAATCGCATGATTGGTCGTTCTGACCGAGGATTCCAACCCGGCTGGGATATGCGCACTCCTCTTACCCGAGAGCTGGCAATTCCCCTGCCCTTCTGGTTCCATCGCGGAGATCCTTCCGAGGCTCTTCCCATTGACGCAATCAGCTATGACAGTGTACAGATCTCCGTCAAGTTCAATAATCTACAGAACCTCATCACGAGCTCGGAGCAGATCCAAAATCAGAATGGTACCAATTCATACCCCGTCATCGCAGAAAGTCCATTCTATAACTCCAATAGCGCATCCTTGGATATTCAATCAGCCAACATACTACTGGAATATGTGTATCTGGACGGCCCCGAGGCGAATCGCATACGCCTAGGAGACCTGACATACCCCATTCTACAGCACTATGCGAAATCCACGGAAACGACCGGCAGTCTAAGAATACCCTATCGTGTGCCAAATCCGACAAAAGACATGTATTTCTACGTACACAGATCAGACGCCGATCTACTAAATGCGCCTTTCCTCGCCACCCGCGATATGACCTGCCCTCCCAAACACATCGGCTATACAACCCAGACCACCTTTTCTGCCACACGATTGTCCGTATCCTCTGAACTCTCATTAACCCTCGCCGACGAGTGCTTATTTCAAGTAGGCGACACGATCGTCGTAGAAAACATATCTTCACCACCAACCCAGTCCTTCAAAGCATATGTGCTTTCCTATGACACAGCCCAAAACACCATCAAAGTACATGTAACAAACGTCTATGGCACATCAACCACGTTCCCACTACAAACATATTCTGTGCGTTACAACCCTGTACAACCCTGGTGGCCAGATGCCAGTGGCCTAGGTAAACATACATTTGAGCCCCTGATTCCTGCGTATTCCGACGCAGACTCAGAGCCGATTCGCGAGTTTTCCCTCACATACGAGGGCAAGATTGTCCGATATGCCACCGACGTGCCCGCCATATTCCAGAGCATTCTCCCAGCCATGGAACAGCGCAAGACGCCCTGGCACAATAAATATTATTACCACATCCCCTTTGGCACCCAAGGCGAAGAGTTCGGAATCAGCAATCCCATGGGCCATGCGAATCTAGACAAGATCACGACCATCGACTTGTTCCTGGAATTCAAACCACCCCGTGGTTCTCTCCGAGCAACAGGCACAAACCCCTCTTACACAGTCTACACATGGTTCGAAACCTATAACATTCTTCGCGTCTACGGAGGACGCGCAGGGCTCTTATTCGGCTTCTAAAAAAACATCGCATCCACCCTGGTCATTATAAGGCATCCATTGTCTTCCAATGTCCAGCGCATCGTTTTTGTCTCGGCATCACGAATCACATTGGCCGTGCGATTCGGTATGATGACGTCCGTGATTTCTTTCGCGATGTTCACATCCTTCCCCGCAGAGTTCACAAACGCCCAGTTGACCTCATTGCTCACAGGACGGTACTGTACAGTACCCGTATTCAGCCCCTGAACCCACCACCCGAGAGAGAGATTCTTGAAAATCTCCTGGTTCGCTCCATAAGGGACTACAGAGCTATCAGCCATTAGATTCGCGGCGTCAACAACCGCCACATCCAACCCTTTTACACTCTGGAAACAAGCATCCGCAAGCGCCGAAGGAGATACAGAAGCCTCGTACTTGGCGTTCATATACCCTTTACATCTACAAATTATTTGGCCATTGGACGCCGGAAAAAACTCAGACGATTCAGAGATTCATGGAAATCGTCGGGCTTCGCTCGGGCTGCCTCGGCCTTCTCCAAACATTCCTTCACCTTTTCCGCCCACATGGCTGCAGTAGTGGTATCTTCTTCTGGAGGAAATATGATCGTGTCCCCTGTAGGTGTCTTTGCGCCATCTCGTACCGTAGGTAGCCGTTCCTCATAGGTAACCTTTGTACCGGGTTCTTCTCCAATGCTCGTCCACTCATCGTCGATAAATCGCGGGCGCGTATTTTGTTTAAAGGCGGGTCTCTTACCTTTGTAAAAGGGGCTGTTGAATATATTTACATGTGACTCGGAATCGGGATTCGTCCACTTCCGCATCTCGCCCTTAACAGCCTCTGCGTCTACCTCTACCTCTGCCGAGGCAGAGGCCACCGAGTCAACATCCGAATCAGAAGACGAATCAAGTTCCAAGGCGGCGAATCGGTTTTTCTGGAGCACAATATTCTCCAAATCAGATGCTCTTGCTCCCTTTGACCTCGGCATATACTGTATAAATATAAGCCTAGGCCTTAACCCTCTAAATTTGAATAGTATAGTCCCCTTTTACATCGGTCTCTCTAGCAGATATGGTCAATCTCCTGGTTGTGGAATCTCCCGCCAAATGTAAGAAAATCGCTGGATTCCTAGGCCAAGGCTGGATTGTTCTCGCCACCATGGGTCATATCCGCGCCCTGGAAGAGACTCTGGACGCCGTTGGTCTAGAGCGCGACTTTGAGCCACGATTCCGATTCCTCAAGGAAAAGGCGAAGGCGATGAAACCGATCATGGACGCTGCCGAAAAAGCTTCCGAGATATATCTGGCGGCCGACGACGACAGAGAGGGCGAGGCAATCGCCTATAGCGTGGCCTGTCTACTGAAACGCGACCCAGCCTCTCTCCCGCGCTCGGTCTTCCACGAAATCACGGAGACAGCCATTAAGGCGGCCGTACAGAACCCGAGACGCATTGACATGAACGTGGTGTATGCGCAACAGGCGAGGTCTGTACTCGATATGCTGGTAGGGTTCACGATTTCCCCCCTTCTCTGGAAGCACGTGGCGCGCTCCCTGAGCGCAGGAAGATGCCAGACGCCTGCGCTCCGTCTTGTGAGTGACCGCGAGAAGGAAATCGGCAACCATTCTTCCATGACCACCTGGAAACTGGCCGGCGAGTTCAGCGCACCCAGTTTCCCTTTTACATCCTCCATGGAAGACGAGCTCGAAGACCAGGAATCGGCGCTGAACTACTTGGAAAATGTACACGGCGATAAACGGGCCACCGTATCCACAATGATACAAAAGCCGTGGACCGCCAATCCTCCCAAACCTCTTATTACGAGTACGTTACAACAGGAAGCGAGCTCGTTATACAAAATCAACCCAAAGTCGGCTATGAAAATCGCCCAGGAATTGTATGAGGCCGGCCATATTACTTATATGCGCACGGATCACGCGATTCTAAGTGAAGAGGCAGTAAAAGAGGCTCAGGAACTGGTGTTAAAGGAGCACGGCGCAGAGTACGTTGGTCCTACGGCCAAGCAAGCGGTGGCGAAGAAGAAAGCGCCCGCCGCAGCGGCGGCGAAACAGACCCAAGAAGCGCACGAAGCCATTCGCCCTACTCACTTTGAGCTGAAGGAGCTCCCAATGATGGAAGACTGGACACCCAATCACCGTAAAATATACGCGCTCATCCATCGCCGTGCCTTACAATCTGTCATGAGCCAGGCGCGTGGTCAAACGCGCACGGCCCACATAACCCTGGAAGCCGACGAGGCAAAATTCCCCTGGTCTTCTTCATGGCGCATCACGGAATTCGCGGGCTGGCAGATTCTCGGAAAACCTGCGCAACACGACGACGATGCTGAAGAGGAGTCAGAGGATGCCCTCATCTGGAAAAAGGCCCTGGAACTTGCCGAGGGCACTCGTCTCACCTGGAAGACGCTGACCGCCAGCCCGAAGAGATCCAAGGCTGCCTCCCGATTCACGGAAGCCACCTTGATTCGTGAGCTAGAGCAACGTGGCATCGGACGCCCATCCACCTTCGCCAGCCTGGTGGAAGTTCTCTTTGACAAACTCTACGTGGAGAAAAAGGACATAGCAGGCACGACGATTCAGAACACCACGCTGTCCGTGAAGCCAGGAGAGTGGCCACCGCTCGCAACCACGACACAAATGACTCTGGGAGCCGAGAAGCAGAAACTCGTACCCACGGCCCTAGGAGAGTCCGTGGTCCAGTTCTGTACGAAAGAATTCCCCCAGCTCTTCGCCTACGAATTCACCGCGAAGATGGAGGAGCGCTTGGACAATGTGTCAAAGGGCAGGGAGCAGTGGAAGGCCTTGTGCCGTGATACGTGGGACTCCTATAAGGCCGACCATGAGCGCCTGAGCGCTTCTTCCTCGGTCCCATCTTCTTCCGAGAAGGTCAAGGATTTCGGCGGCGGCTTCAAGGCGGTTATGTCAAAGACAGGGCCACTTCTGGTCCAAGAATCTTCGGACCAAGCCACCAAACCCACCTTTTACTCCTTTCCACCCAATGAGACGGTTCAGGGGATTAGTGAAGAAGTGGCCCGCAACTGGATAAAAAAACAAAAAGAAGATGCGAACATGGGATTTTATAATGGCAAGCCTATTTTGAAAAAGAAGGGGCCGTATGGAATGTATTTACAAATGGGTGAGTTGATGATTCCGTATGTAGATACGGATACGCCCGAGGCAATCCAGGAGAAGTTTCGGGCGAAGACGGAGTCTGCTGCTGCCAAATACGTCTTTGGGCCGTATACGTTTAGCCGTGGACAGTACGGCCCGTATATGTACAAACACGATCTGAAGACGAAGGTGTTTGTGAGTATCAAGGATACGATTGATGTGAAGACGCTTACGGCTGAGGAGGCTGACGCCCTGTACAAGGCTGGCGTGGAGGCGAAGAAGTCTGACGGCTTCCGCGGCGGCCGAGGTGGCTTCAGAGGCGGCAAGCGCGGAGGACGCGGAGGTCGTGGCGGTGCGCATTAAGAGTAGATGAGTATCCAGAATATCCAAGGAGCCTGCGTAGACGGCAGACTCAATCTATCCTGGATTCTCCTGGAAGACTGTGAGGCAATCAGTGTCCAAATTGCGCGCGACACGCAATTCATATCTTCCCCCAGGATGTTCATCGTCCCGAAATGCACTGGCTGTACGTTGGACACCGGCAAAGGCATCTGGTTTTTTCGCATAGGTCATATGTGGAAGGGAAAAATAGAATGGATGCCTATGCGACCGCCTTTATTTATCCAGACCACCAAAGAACCGCAGACCCTCCATAAACCCAACTTAAATATCATACACACCCAGCCCATTACGGATGGAATGCGCTTCCATATAAACACACCAACCTCCTCTTACACAATCATAGAGTACTCGCAAGATACAAAATTCCACGCAACATCTACGAAGGTCAGGTACGTAACCGATGCTTCTCGGGGATATGTGGACTGTGAAGGTCTTGACCCTCAGTTTATCTATAGTATTCGCTTATCCACTCCGGAGAAGCCTGCTTGCCTTCCGAAAGATGCGATACACCTTTTATCAGATGGCATTGTCTTTCATGGGAAACGTTCCTTGAAACATATAAATCCACATGATGCGCAAGATCGTTCTCAAATGAAACGAGATGCGGTTTTATTACGAGAAGCGAATGAGAGTAAGAAACCCATGCGCTTCGTGAGTCATAGTGATTATACAAGATATCTCGCGGCAAAGGCGAGAAACACCGGAGAGATTTCTTAGAAGATGGGGATGGACTCATAGTTGAAGGCCGACTTACCGTAGAGGGGCTTGCCAGAATAGATAAAGAGACTTCCGACGAAGATTGTGGGCTGCATGTTGTTGTGGTAATTGCTTCCGCCCGTATTGGTGGTTGTGAAATTGTGGACATGGCCAGGGTCTGTTAGCACTAGCGCGGAAGGACGAGTGACAATATCAGGTTCTCCAGCTGAAACATCCAAATCTGTGCCATTATTGGTAGTAGCTCCCGTTGATGCAGAAACGCGTATTAAGCCGTTATTACCGTCGGTCGCAGGCGCATTGTGCGTAATATCCGTCGTTGCATTACTCGTAGTCCCCGTGTGGCCGTGAGTAGGCATTTGGTCAATCGTGAGTCTATGCGCCTCCTCGCCCACTACTTGACCAAGCAGGCGATTTGTCGGGCCGGTAGGGCCGGTGTATACTCCATCATTGGATCCGACAAAGCCAGGTACACAGCCCCTGGGGTCAGGAAGTAAGAAGTTGCTGCCAGAGCCACCAAAAGAATATCCAATTACATCAAACAGGAACTGGAACTCTGTCTTAGCTAGACTGCGTCCATCGCACTTGAGCCATCCCAAGTGGTCCAGGTCCAGAGCAGAAGTCTTCGTATCGCCCGTCATCGGACGTCTGTGCGCGGAAAGCTCGAAGAAGTCGCGGTTTCTAGAAGCCATTTGTTTCTACTAGGCCAAATATAAAAACTCTACAATTAGAATGTCTAGATCTCCGTCGCCTTCCAACAAATCAGTAGATTTGTCAGGAAATCCTAAAACTCCCAAGCCGAATAATGGTTGGACGAAGGAGCAAGAAGAGCTCATGGCCGGTTGGGCAGATATTGCCGCCTCGTATCGCTGGATGCACGACAAGGGTGAGAAGAAGATGGCTATATCCAACATGTGGATTACCGTACCTGTGATTATCTTGTCCACGCTCACAGGCTCTGCGAATTTTATGTTAGAGAGTATTGTCGGAAACAATCAAGAGTCACAGAAGTATGCGCAGATAGGTATTGGAAGTGTATCTATTTTTACAGGTATTCTCACAACTCTCGGCAACTTCTTCCGCTATGCGCAGTCGTCCGAATCGAATCGCGTAGCTTCTATTGCGTGGGGCAAGTTCCAGCGCCAAGTGGCCGTAGAGCTGGCACTACATCCGAAAGAGCGTATAGATTCCATGGATTTCTTGAAGATCTGCCGTTCCGACCTAGATCGTCTGATTGAGCAGTCGCCTCCTATACCCGATGACATCATCAAGGAGTTTGAGACGGAGTTTGAACATATCAAGGATTTCAAGCGCCCTGATATTGCTCATGGAGTGGATCACACCAAGGTGTTCAATTCCAAGGATGAGCGTCTGAAGCAAGTGGCCACAGACGCCGCTGTTTTCTTACAGCAGAAGCGCAAGGTGTGGCACGAGGCGATGATGCCTGATGTAGACCGGCGTCTGGAGAAGGCCGTGTCCGATTTATCAGGAACTATCTTACAGGCGATGCATGAGCGTGTGGAGAGTCTAGAGAAACAGGTAATACAGCAACAGGAATCACGCAAGGGTGTTCAACATCCGATGTCATTCACCAGAAGTACTCTTGTTGACAGAGGCAGAACGATGTCGAGGCGGTCTATAGATGAGCCGAAGAAATCGGTATCATTCAATCCTCTGAAAGATCCTAATGCTCCTGCCACGACAACTACTGATGTTGTTGTCAGCGTGAATGAGCCTGAGGAGGAGAAAAAGTAAACCGGCCGCCGTGGTGGCTGCCGCGGCCATAAAAAATTGATTCGTGCCAGGCCCCGTATGGCCTGTCCCGCTTACAATGTTCTGGAACCCTAACGCCCCTCAGCAGACCCGTATCTTCAACTGGAGCTCTATTCTGCAGGAGTGGAGCCAGTCGCTCGTGCCCACGCCATATATTGAGACCGTGCAGAAGAATCTGCAGGTTGCCACCGAGTACCCTTACAGCTATTCATTCCCTCTGACGCATTTCCTGACGTATTTGAACGAGGAGCAAGAGGGTATTGCGTGGCTGATCTACGAGATTTGCTCCACGCGCTGGATGTACGGGAACATTCGCTCGGATTATCTGCGTGGCCTCGTGCTTCTGGTGGATGACCTGGACCAGGGCTTCCCTGCGTTCGTGGGTAGCCCTTACGATTCTACAACCATTCGCGAGTTCCTGGAGGCTCAGCTGACTGCCGAGGAGCTGGATACCGTGAACATGATGCCTCGGCTTGTGTCTCCCCCGAGCATTCATCGCGAGCGCTTTGAGGCTCGCCAGCGTCACCGCGCTTCTGTGCAGGCGCAGGCGCCGCCCCTTCTTCCCATTACGCTTCGCTTCATGCGCCCTGGGCTTGATTCAAAGCACGACGACATTGTGAATATCTATCGCATCGGCGAGGATGCCTTCAAGATTACATTCCGCGACGGCGACGGTAAGCTCAAGACCCGTGCGCGCAACCTCACGCGTACGGAGGTGATGGAGTATCTGAGCAACACTCTGCGCCTGGTGGCCATTGATGAGGAGCCCTTTGCCAATATGCAGATCCTCACTCCGAATATGCCCACGGTGGTGATTAACCCGAGGAACATTACTTCGCAGACTCGCGACCTGATTTATGACACGGTGACTACCACGATGAACAACTGGCCCGTGAGCATCTAAGCAAAAAATATATTTGGATCTTAGGCGCGCTGAATAATTTTTAGTTGGGCACGCGCTTGAATAAGTTGTTTGTGGGCGGCCACGACCTCTTTCATTTTCATGTGGGGCGTGTTCTTTTGAAGGCTGATCTCCATGGCAGCGATCTGTTGCGTGAGGAGGGCAACCCTCTCATCTTCCTCGGACTCCTCCTCTGCCTCTGCCTCGGACTCCTCCTCTGCATAAGCAGGAGCAGCCTCTTCCGCGGCCACGGCTGCTCGCCACCACGGAGAGAACTTCACCCGCGCCTCAGCAGGATACTCACAATCAAACCATCCGTACCAGTCCCCAGGGACAGCCACTCTCTTGCTGAAGCGCCGAAAACAGCTCGCGCAGATATACATGCTGCTCTCGCCGTCATCCACGCCGATCTTCACCTTCGGCTTCTTACCGCACTCCTTGCTCGTGTGAAACTTCTCGCCGGTGCGAGGAAAGACTTGCTCGCAGTCGAGGACACGGGCTTGACACACAGCCATATTTGCGTTGAAACAGGGGGACTTCCCTTTTACACAATCCACGCAATTCAATTTTTATCAAAGATATACACAGGGCGACTAAAAATATATTTGTCCCCCTCTTTTTCTTTAGAGCTCACAGTGGAAGTACAGACTGTTGGGTGGCGACCAAGGATCTTGGACCAATGACCACGGCTCGTGAGCTGATTGGTAGGCCTTGAGACTCATGTTCAGAAGGGTCTCCACACTCACCTTCGCCCGTTTCGCGATGAATTCCAGAGCTTCCTCGTGGGTTTTAATGGCTTTTGGGTCCTTGTGTGCATACTTCGCAAGGTGCTTGGCGAAGCGCTTCGTCGTCGGCGAGGGCCAGTTGGGATGGTTGTAGTTGGGCCTTTTGGCCTTGACCTCGGCCTCTTTCTTAACAGGAGGGCACTCGTAGCATACGCATTCCATCAGCTGATCAGGTAGTATTGGCGAGGGGCATTCCATGAGATCTAGGCGGGCATCGGGCTCAACAACTTCCACAGAAGGCAAGGCCCACTGCGTCTTTATCATATCTTCGTAATCCTTTTGCGTCAGGGCGTAGCAGATATTTACGCCATCGTTCCATGTCTTCTCCTCCTTGAGCTCTGGCGAGTCTCGCACCACCTCTGCGAGCGGAGTAGCGAGCTTAGGAGCGAGCGGAGTAGCGAGCGGAGTAGCGAGCTTAGGAGCGAGCTCAGGCTCCAGCTTTACACCAGAGGAGGCAGCCTGTAGATTTAGGGTGGGAAACACGAGCTTACGCAAGCCCTCATTCTCCTTCTTCAGCTCGGCGATCTCCGTGCGAAGCATCTGCGCGTGCATCTCCGCCGTCTCCTGGTCAAGCCGCAGTGTCTGTATAGAAATGCGGGAGTGCTCGGCCACCTGGCGCTCAAGCTTCTTATTCTCTGCGCTCAGTCGCTCAAGCTCTACACGCGTGGCCTGTAGGGCCTTCGTGGCAGCGTCCATCTCGCCCTGAAGTATTTCCGCCCGCCTCTTCGCCATACCCACCGTAGCCTCCGCTCGTGCTACCTCCCACGAATGAGCCTCCATCTCACGTTGGTGCCGCGCCTCCACGGCCTCCATGTCCTCCTCCCGCGCCCGCTCAATGTTCGCCAGGACCTCGGCGTGCTCGGCCTTCAGCTTGCACACCTCGTGCTGCTCGGTAGGAGCCTCCTTTTCCACAGCCCAGCCCACCTCATCTCGCGCCGAAGCCATCTGGCACCACTTCTCGTGAGTCCAGGTGTCCTTCCACCAGGGCGCAAAGGAGGCGGGCAGGCGCGCCAGGCACTTTGCGGCGCGCTTATTCAGCATCTTCTCCTCTACACTGGCCTCATGCGCCTCGAGGTCGCCGTCATAGGTGGCAGCGGCGGCGGCGATGAGATCACGGCAGTTGTCAGCCCGCTGGCGCAGGACCAAGAGGCGAAGCGCGTCCTTCCCGTGAATCGATGCGAACGCAAAGTCCTCGGTGTAGTACTTGATGCCGTCGTCAAGGTGGCCGGCGCACTCAAAGCAGAGACCCCGCTCGTTGTCCACCTCTCGCCACGGGGGAACCTCGCCACAGATGTCGCAGATGTGGTGATCCGCGTTCGCAGCCGCGTTCGCAGCCGCGTCAGCAAATATCTCGGCTTCCACCTGAGCGAGGGGAATAGGCTGTGCCTCTGTGCCCGCGACAGTAGCGTTCACCTCCAATACGTAGCTAGTCACAAAGCCAGACTCATGCGCGAGCTCAGAAAGCGCACGAACCACCTGGGAATAAGTGCTCCGTACCTTGTCCTGATCGGCGGGCGAAAGAGTAGCGCAAGAAAGCTTGTGTGTGCCGATGGTGGGCATGGTTGATTTGAAGGGGGGACTGCCATACACGGCCCACTCACAATTCAATTTTTACAAATACTCTTTGACTAAACAGCACCAATAAAAATGAAGCCACAGTCCCCCATCTAACAAGTCCTCCCCCTTCCAACAACCATGGACATTCGCACCCAGTCAAAGAAAAACGCCAATATCTGGAACAAGCTGAAAAAAGCATTTGCCACTCTGTCATCTGAGGGCATGTTCGTGGAACCCTGGGGATTCATGAAAGGCCAAGGCGAACATAGCGACCTGATGGTAGACTGTACGCTCTACTTCCGAGACACGGACGACCACGGCAACCCCGCCGGCCTCTACGACTGCGACGCAAACTCAGAAACCCTAAGGGATGAGAATAACCAGTGCTTATTCTGCGCAGGCACCCCTCTTACACCCCATGATATTTTGTCCGACATGACAAACCGTTTCCGATGCGCTATCAAATCCTGTGGACGCTGGGCTCCAAAATCCTTCAAGCGCAAAACATATGTGGGCATCTTTCGCATTGTGGAAGGTGGCGAGGCCATCTTCGTCGGCCCTTCATGCAGGGGCACCAAACGCCCTGACGGAAAATACGATCAGTGGGGAGATATCTTGGAGCGCATGACGAACGAGGAGCAGATTGATTCTATTAAGCGCGTGATCACCAAGGCATTTGAGTAAAAAATACAAGCCAGGGGGGCAATATATTTTTTACGGAATTCTATACCGATGAGACACGAGGGGCCGGCAGTTCAATGGTAGGGAGCCTAGGTTTGCCAGAGGGCATGATAGGCAGGCTCTCAAGTTGCTCATCAAACCACGCCCACCACGCCTCCTTCTCCATGGGCGTCTTGCACCGCGTGGGCCAAAAGGTGCGCCTCTTGGGATCACATATGCGCCAGCCACACGCGTGCTTATGTACACGGCCGTGTTGTATAGGCCCACACCACCCATTGCTCATGAAGACACGCCACACATCGCCTTCTCCCTTGTAATATTTGGTAGCCACGGAATCACCCATTTCAGCTGAATCGGTCGGCCCACACCCAGACTTGTATTGAGTACAGTGGGTAGAATGCGCGGCCTTTTGAATACGCCACCCCTTCTCCTCCACACAACCAGACTGGCCATCCTTCGGCCAACCCTCCTCATTTGAATTCCTCTGGACAGTAAAGTACTCGGCCTGAAGCTCTGCCCAAACTTCGGGAGGAAGCATCGCAAGGTTCACGCAGTTCTGGCTCTGAACAAGGCCCATTGTATACGTTGGAGGTGGACTACATATCCCCTTTTACACCGATTTCAATTTTATCAAAGACACTAAAAATATGTGGGTTTCTCGGAATAAGTTAGTAATATGCGGTCTGCCTGAATACAACCCACTTGTTATTGATATAGAGATAGACGTGTGAAGGGCCTTGCCATTTATTTGTTGCTGTACCCCTGTTAAGGATCACTTGGCATGCGCCACTGGGAGAGTGCGCATGAAGGCCATTGTCAAATTCAAAGGTATGGGTGGTCGTGTCAAATGTGCCGTGCCGAACAATACGATCATTGACCCGCGCCTTGCACGCAAATGGAATACGCTCATCCTCCTCCTCGGTGTCCTCGTTGTCTGTGTAGTCCTCGTCCTCCGTCTCCTCATCCTCCTCATCCTCATCCTCCTCATCCTCCTCGTCCTCCTCCATCTCCTCGTCCATCTCCTCATCCTCGTCCATCTCCACATCCTCGTCCCCCTCCACATCCTCGTCCATCCCCTCATCCTCGTCCATCTCCTCATCCTCGTCCTCCTCCATCTCCTCGTCCTCCTCCACATGCTCATCCTCCTCCACATCCTCATCACAGTCATCGACATCCTCAATCTTCTGCTCACATAGGAGCTCTAGCATGATAAAGGTGGCAATAAACAGCGCCATTAGCATCGTAAGGATCGGTACAATGTTCTTTTCCAGCGTCTCCGTGGTGAAATTTTCAGCGAACATCTTCAAGGAAAGCGAGTTCATTTGTATGGGTGCGGACTCCCCTTTCGCTCAACAACCCGTTTCAATTTTTAGTCGTACAAAGAGCTAGAGAGGACCCTATACTCTTCACACACTTGTAAATACTTCTCATGTTTCTCCAGTGACAGCTTCATTGCGTCTATCTTCTTCACAAGTGGCTCATCAAGGCGCAGTAAATCATTCACTGCCACCTGGGCCTTTTCCTTGGCAACCTGACACTCATCCAGATCTTTACGAATCCGCTCTTGCTCCGCGATTGTGCCAGCCCTGTTATGCCATTTATTCAATGACGCATTGCGAGTCTCCAGAGCATTTCGGTCTCCCAAAACCTTGTCCATTCGTGCCACAGCCTTTGCCAAGGCAGCCTGCGCAGCAGCAATGGCCACAAGATTTTCCTCATGGTCCTTTATCACCTGCGGATCAATAGGCGCGGGAGCGACAACAGACGCAAGGCTATGCTTCACAAGCGTTTTCATGTCAGGCCAAGAGCTAGCATTATTCTGTGGCCACATTTCCGAGAAGGGACTAATAAAAATACCAGCATAACTATTCAAATTTATAAGCCCTGGATGCCCCACCGCCCCCTACAATCCCTCGCCTCCCGCCAGTCCATCGTCCAATCCACCGCGCGTTTCGCGCTCCCATAGACAACGGCGCAGAGTTCTTCCGTAAACGGCAACTTCCTCCCATAAAACCCAGCCTTCTTCTGTACAAACCACTTCTCCACCCAGACATCTTCAAGCATCCGCGCCAAAGGATGATCACTCTCGCGAAGCTGTTTCGCATGCTCCCCGCTCATCCAGAACTCCAGAAGCCACTCAGGATACAAAGACGCCACGTCATCCAAGAGCTTGATCAAATCACTCTCTTGAATGCCCACCATCATCCCCCTAGGGAAACAGAAGAGACCCTGATAGAACAGCTCACATCTCCCTTTTACACAAATCAGGCGAAGTATGTCGGCGTTATATACTTGAAAGGGACCATAAGACACCACATTCCACCATCGAAACATCTGTTCAATCGTGCCCTTGTATAAAGACATGTTCCACTCAGGGCGGATCTTCGTATGTCGCGAACAGAGCATCCAGAAATACGCCCAGAACTCTTTTCGGATAAGCCCGCCAATTGCCTTGGCAGTTATCTCAACCAGTCCAAGCCTAATCCACTCTTCCACAACCTCTCTTACACCTTGTTTACGCAGATGTAGGAATTTCAGAGGATTGTTCCTCTTTGTACCAAGCATATCCTTAAAGGAATACCCACTGTGAGAGGAACATAAGTGTCCTTCGTGCGCATTATTACGACAAGCTCTATAGGTCATGTCATCTTTCTCAACAAGTGCCAAACATCTTGTCATTGTGTAAGAGGGGACTATGAAAAATATATGGCGACGCAATTCATTTTTTAGATCGCGTCAATATCCACTTCCTCTGAGTCCTCGGCCTTGTCGCTAAAGATGAATCCACCCTGATCCTCCTCTTGCTCCTCGTAAATGGCCTTGTGAATGCGCCCTGTCTGGTAAAGCTGAACAGCCGTCTGTGAGTCTAACAAACCGTAAATCTCTAGCGAAATATCTTTTCCCTCAGCCCTTACATCTTTGATCAGCTCAGCCCCCTCTAACACAACAAAGTCCCCTAGCCCAATGTTCACCCGCTTTCGCCCGTCAGCGCTGAACAGTCCGCGAGGAGTGGCGAGGAGCCCAGTGTGTAGCTTCTCGCCGTCATGGAATTTTACGTGGAAGCGTGTACCGCCGAGAACCTTCTCAACCCGCGCAAATTGGTTCTTTTCGGAGGAAATCGCCAGCTTCACAGCCTGGCTAGACTTATCTTGAGCCTTCATGCTCTTCTTGCTCATACGATTCTGGGGCATTGGGACTAGTATTTTCATGACCCCTGTGTTTCAACTTTTATAGACCAAAAATATCTTGTCCCTGTTATCCCTAATTACTCCACAACGGCAGACCAATCCTCTATCGTTGTCACAAGAGGGGGAATATCTCGCACAAAGGGAACAGACGTCTCAAGGGAAAGAAGGAAGGTCTCGCAGAGCTTTTTGAGCTCCTTGCACGTGTAGGGGGAAATACGAGTTAATTCTTCTAGGCGTGGGTCGCTGAACTCCAGCGCCTTATCCTTTACAACCTCGCGCAACCGCGAGTTATACTGAAATAGTTGGGGGTAAACTAACACCGCGCGCCACACCTTCAGGCTTAGCCTGTTGCGGGCTAGGTTGCTCTTTGCATTTCTTTGCTTATCCAGGATATTTTTGAACATTCTGCCGGCAAGATGAAGGTGGAATTGTAGCGCGGCATCTTTGCGCAGAGGAACGCTGAGCCGGTCTTTGCTGGGGAGGAGGAGGTTCGCCGTAACGCGCGAATTGTAGTCTAGGTAGGGGAAGATCTCGTAGTAGATCATGTCCGTGGGGAGCTGATCAAAGAGGTGCGTAATACGAGCAGACGAGAGGTATTTGGCCATGGCGGAATGGGGAGGGGACATGATCTACACGGCCCCTCCACGTTCAATTTTTATGAAAGAGTCTTTTCGTCTTGCTCAGGTAACGATATCTTAGCACACTCATGCTGAATACAAATATATACAGGATAATGAATCCAGTGATAATCTCAGCCTTCTGAACATCTGTAAAGCTACACCAGCCCTCTATGGGAACAGAGTATAGATTCGTTGTGTTATATGAGCCACGAAGGTTTAAGATGGGCATCAGTCCAGTACAGTTATCTTGTGAGGTGGCTCCTAGGCTTAGGGTTATATAGCTAGATGGACAGGATATAGAGGCCGTGACATTTCCTGGGCAGTAGGAGTTCAGTGGGCAGAGTATGGCCTCGCTAGGAGAGGGACAGTAGTATCCTGGAGCGCACGGCTCCTGGATGGGACTCAGTTTCCCCTCAGCACGCATCCTGTTACAGAAGATGTCGGACCAAATAACAAGGCCGTGGAATACAGGGATTAGGTAGATTAGGATTAACATGGCGGAGGTCATGGGGAACTATTATGGGCCCAGTGAGCCCTGCTTCAATTTTTCAGGGTGTAAAAGAGCTAGCTAACAAAAAAGGCTCTTTATTTGTTTTTTGTCTTTTGCCTTTTACTCCCTTTCCTAGTTAAGTACCCTTACACCCACAGTCCTTTTCCATAAAATGCTCTGCGTCTATGAGTTTGCCTATAGGCTTGAACACGCAGTAACAGCTGTTCACTTTGGTTTGCGAGAGGAGGGCTGTCACCTCTTCAATGATCTTTTTGGTCACTGGATCCTCCTCCCTAACGTCCACCTCACCAGGGGTTGCTTGCGCCATCTCCTCGCGCTTCATGAGCAGTGCTGTCATACACAAGGCGACTGTGGACAGCTTGGTGGGGCCCTCGTCTAGAAACGCGCTAGGGCTATTTACAAGTGTGGCCTTTTCCTCGGCCGACAGCTGGTCGTGGGCGTGTTTGAGGAGGTCGCCCATCTGCCTGTAAGAGCAGAGCTGGCACTCGATGCCCTTTTGAGAGGAGTAGTAGCAGAAGCAGTCGCGGAAGACTAGCGCGTCGTGGTGTAAGCAGGTGAATCCCACGTCGTAGAGGTCGTCGTCCGAGTTAGTACAGGCGCACTTGGTGACACGGCCCTTGAGCCAGGCGTTGTAGAGGGGCAGGAAGATTTTTGTGGAGGTCATATTGTTTCCTAAATGGGTTTGCGGGGGCCACGCGGCAGACTTCCCTTCGGCAAGGCTGGCAAGTTCAATTTTTATAGGGGCTTCTAGGGCCTATAAGGGGCTTGTAGGGGCTATAAGGGGCTTGTAGGGGCTATAAGGGGCTTGTAGGGGCTATAAGGGGCTTGTAGGGGCTTGTAGGGGCTATAAGGGGCTTGTAGGGGCTTTAGGGGCTTTAGGGGCACCCCTAGACCCCCTAAGGGGTGCCTAATTACCCCCCAAGGGGTACCCCTAGACCCCTGAAGGGGTACCCCTAGACCCCTGAAGGGGTACCCCTAGACCCCTGAAGGGGTACCCCTAGACCCCTGAAGGGGTATCCCTAGACCCCCGAAGGGGTACCCTTAGACCCCTGAAGGGTGCCTAATTACCCCCAAAGCACCCCCAAAGGGGTGCCTAATTACTCCCAAAGCACCCCTATAAGGGGTAAAATACCCCTACAAGGGGTCTATAAGAGGGTGCCCCCGCGCGGGAGAAAAAAATTGAAGTTCGGCCAGCCCCAATATCCAAGTCCACCCCCTAGCAACAATAAGCTACAAACTTCCAAACCCTCAAGCATTACAAGATGTCCTCTGTTTCCAACCTGACCGAGCTGCGCGCCCTGCTGTCCGCCCTCCCCCGCGAGGAGCTGAAGACCCTGAACAAGGAGATTCGTGAGATGATCGCCAGCGCGCCGAAGGAGAAGAAGGAGAAGAAGGCCAAGCGCCCGGCGGCCGTCGGCCAAAAGGCCTGGTTCGCATTCATGGCGCAGTGCCGCGCCACCCTGCCTGAGCGCTTCACCGCGGGCATGAAGGCGCCCGAGATGGCCGTGGTGTGCAAGGCGATTCGCCAGGAGGACGAGGCCGTGTACACGGCCTTCGTGGAGAAGTTCAAGGCCGACAACACGCCCGAGAAGTCGCCTGACAACTCGGCCCCGGCCTCTGACGTGTCTGACTCTGAGGGGCCCTGTGACTCTGAGGTGCCCTCTGACGAGGCGCCCGCTGAGGAGGCGCCCGCTGAGGAGGCGCCCGCTGACGAGGCACCCATCTCTGACGCCGAGGCCCCAGTCTCCGCCACGAAGCCCGCGAAGCGCGTGCGCCTGACCCCCGAGCAGAAGGCCGCCAAGGAGGCGACCCAGTCGGCGGAGAAGGAGGCCAAGAAGGCGGAGAAGGCCCGGGCCAAGGAGGCCAAGGAGGCCGAGGAGAAGGCGGCCAAGGAGGCCAAGGAGGCCAAGAAGGCAGAGAAGGACGCCCTGAAGGCCAAGGAGGCCGAGGAGAAGGCGGCCAAGAAGGCTGCCAGGGATGCCGCGAAGGCCGCGAAGGACGCCGCGAAGGCCATTAAGGCCTGAGCATAAGGCGCGCTAAAAAAATATAAAAGGGGGGTCAAAAACGAAAAGCAAAAAAAATATAAAAGGGGGGTCAAAACGAAAAAGCAAAAAAAATATAAAAGGGGGGTCAAAAACGAAAAGGAGCCAAAAGAGCTCTTTTTTTGTAGCCTCCTCTTATGACGAGCACCTCTTTGGGTATGGCCCCCTCCCTATAAGAGGGGGTTTGAAAAAAATTGAAACTGGCCCGGCCCCGTTTAGCATGTCCCCCGCCTAGAAATAAGCATACTCCCAAGCTCAAGATGTCCTCTGTGCCCATGACTGCCGCGCGCGCCCTGCTGTCCACCCTCCCCCGCGAGGAGCTGAAGAAGATGACCAAGGAGATTCGCGAGATGATCACGAACGCGCCCAAGGAGGAGAAGGTGAAGCGCCCGGCCGCCGTCGGCCAGAAGGCCTGGTTCGCATTCATGGCGCACTGCCGCGCCACCCTGGCCGAGCGCTTCACCACCTGCAAGACTGCGCCTGAGTATGCCGTCGTCTGCGGGGAGATTCGCAAGGAGGACGAGGCCGTGTACAAGGCCTTCGTAGAGAAGTTCAAGGCCGAGAACTCGGCCACGCCCTCTGACGCGCCCGCCGCTCCTAAGGTGAAGCCCGCCGCCAAGGCAAAGAGCGCCGAGGAGAAGGAGGCCGCCAAGCTCGCCAAGGAGCTGGAGAAGGAGCAGAAGGCCGCCGCCAAGTCCGCGGAGAAGGAGGCCAAGTCCGCGGAGAAGGAGCAGAAGGCCGCCACCAAGTCGGCCGAGAAGGCCGCCAAGAAGGAGGCCGCGCGCTTGGCGAAGGAGGGCGCGTACTTGGCGAAGGAGGCCGCGAAGGAGGCTGCGAAGCAGCAGAAGGCGGCCGAGAAGGAGGCCGCGAAGCTGGCAAAGCTCGCCGCCAAGCCGGCAAAGCCCACCAAGGCCAAGGCCAAGGCCACCGCGCCCATCAGCGCCGAGGCCACGCCTGCGCCGGCAGAGCCCGAGGAGGACGTGATGCCCAAGCTGACGATCGCCGGCGTCACTTACTTCCACGACGAGTCCTCGAACGGCCTCTACGGGATTGACGCGGCGACCAATGGCCTGAGCCACTGGGTGGGCTTCTTCCAGCCTGACAACGAGGCCGAGCCGATTCGCTACACGGCATCTGAGGGCGACGACGAGTAAAAAGACAAAATACAAGATATTCGGGGGACAGGGGGACAAGAAGAGGAACGGCCATAAGAGCCTCTCTTTTTTGTAAGAGGTCTTAGTGTACACAATACGAAGCACCATAAAAAAACGCTTGCGCGTCCGAATATATTTAAGGCACAGGGGTACTACATATTTTTTTACACCCCTGCCTCATCCTCAGGGTTGAGTATAAGGGACCTGCGCGCGGGATCCTCAACCTCCCTTCCGACGATGCTACTCAAACGAGCTGCAAGGCTTGCGTGCGTCATGGTGACAACGAGCGTCTCCTCTTCTCCGTCCTCCTCGTTGAAGAACTCCGTAACCGTGCAAGAAGAGCCCATGGCGCGAAGGAAGTTCTCAACCTGGGCGCGGGTGAATGTCAGCCTAGGCTCCTCCTCGGGCTCCACAAGAGGCACCGGCACAGCCTCTGGCGGCATCTCCGCCACGCCAAATAGCTCGTCCCCTGCGGGAAAGGTGCACATCAGCTGGGTCCAGGACTCATCGGTTAACGCAGTCGCCCCTTGCTCCGCCATGATGCGCGCAAACTCGTAGCGCGTGATGGTGACCTCGCCGTTCATGTCAAATGGCAGCTCGGCCTCCACGCCTGCTGTCACGCCAATGCCACCCTGGCTCTGCAAGAGGCCTTCCATCGCCACGCGCGTGATGCGAATAAGCCCGCCGTCGTCAAATTCTTGGATCAGCGACTTCTCGGACTCCTCCTCATAATGCTCGTGCGCCTGCTCCCACTCAGTGGCCGGCGCACGGCACATGGGGCAGTTTGACTGGTCCTGCGACGAATACCACTTCCACAGGCACTTAGGGTGAAAGATGTGGCCACACGACGTCTTCAGGCTTCCCGTGGCCACGCCGCCAGCTCCAGAATCAATCACATCGTCGTGGCAAATCCCGCAGATCTCACTCTGAACTTGGCTCATCTCGCACTGCATATTGTTTGTTGTTGGGGGGACTTATCCAACCAACAGTAAGCCATTTCAATTTTTAAAGCTGTGTAAAAGAGGTGTCTTAGACACATACATAAGACGCGACCCCGCCCCGCCCTCCTAAAAATGATCAGCAATCGCTGACACACGAACAGTCCCAAGCCACCAACCAATGACCGCACACAACCCCTTTTACACAGGCTCCCAACTTTCAAGAATTATTCAAGAAGCCCACGAATCCTTAGAGATATACGAGGAACTCTGGGATTTGAAGAAAGCCCATCGTAAGTGGGATGTTAAGTATCGTCTGCTATGTACATTCCCAGCAGGTATAGAGATGGAGGAGATTAATCACGCGTATGATACGTGTGCTGAGATAGACGAAAAAATAAATAAGCTAAAGGCCTATATTCTCACCATTCGGCCATATTGGTTATCAGATGATGAGATCTCTCGTATCACAGAAGTATCTTTGAACGCCTTAGAAGCTACCCAGCTAGAGAAGTTGCGCGCGCTCATAAATATGGATGATCTTTACAAACAACTGGAATCATCTCGCCCGCTACCAACCGTTATTACACCTCTTACACTCACACAATAGCTCCAGACCCATGTCACAGAGTTCTTCCTCTTTTTTCCCTTCTACAGAACCAGGAACCGCGAATGGCTCTAGGCGAAACTCACGAGATATCCGAGGTATACTCCGAAATAAGGCAAATTTATCAAATTCCAACTCAACGTCTATGGGCAGACTGTACTGTACGATCTTATCAAGAGAATCTGTGATAAATTTGAGTTGCCTCGCCATAACCCCTTCTTTCACCATTCCTATGATGCGAATAGATTTTATAGTAATAAGGTCAATATTCGTTTTTCCGTAACAAGATGCTCTGAGGCTTCTGATAGCATATTGTTCTGCTGTGCCATCACCCACACTAATGATGTTTTTACGGATATGAGGTGTTTTTAAGAATTGCGTTAAGAGTATATCACGGAAAGCGTACTGTTTCCACAAATGTGGAGAAGGGGTGTATTCCTCGTAGCATTCCCTTGCGGATATAATAGTAAAACTGGTAACAAGATCGTAGATACTTGGCATGAATCGTTTACAGGAAATCTGAACCCATCCTTCTGACGCATTTGTCACAATAACAACCCTCCCATATTTTTGAGCCTCTGTCAAGAATTCTTTCGTAGCTTTTGCCACGACATCAAAGATAGGCTGTAATTCTTTCGGTATTTCAGGGCATTCTTCTAGCATACTCGCATACCTCGCATATTCGCCCATAAGCATATTAGTTATATTCAAGGTATCATCCCAGTCGCTTATGATCAGGGTTTCTTCTTTAGTGAAGTCGCCCACTCGTCGTGCTTCAAAGGGGAATTCGAATACACCACCTCCTGTATTCTTGAAGATCAATGGTTCCATAGCGGGGGTTCTAAGGGTAGACTATCTAATAAGTTTCACAATTCATTCAATTTTTAATACTTTGTAAAAAATATATAGTCATTAACGCTTTGTGAGAGAAGCACAACACTTCATCTTACACCCTGCGGGACACTGCGTTTTGTCAGTACCCCAAGCTTGTACACCCCCCTCTCTCTTCTTCCCCACGGTGGTCGGTTTCTTCTTTTTCTTTGCGCCACCGCCACCGCCACCGGCCATAGGACCCTTCAAATAGTTGTTATCTTCCCACTCTTCGGCCATGCTATCGTACTCGTCGCTGTAGTCCATTGCGTTGTGGTAGGAGGACCAGAAACATCCGTATCCCCAGGTTTCAATTTTTACACAGCCACTTCTTATGATTGTGAAAGCCCCTCTCAGGGAATTTCACAAGGAAGTCCAGCGATTCTTTCTGATCCTTGGAAAGGAGCTTCGTCGTTCTGGCCGGCTCTAGAATATGGGTGTGCTTAGGAGCAATCTTGTGGAGCTTACCTTCCACCATCCTCGCAGGCTTTATAGACTCTGGCGTATCTTCCCAGACACCTCCCCACGGAAATGCGACCCACTGCGCAACACGCTTGAGCTGATTCGTTTCGGGTGTAAATGCCCAGACAGTAGACACATTGAATTTCACATCCTGGGAAATCTTCTTGAAGGAGATGGGCCATCGCTCCACGTACAGGTTGTCCATTGGGTGGACTTACCATTCCCTTTAACACGGTTACTCAATTTTTATTGCGGGTTTGTTCAAGCCTTAAAGATTTTATAAACTATGTTCTAGTAATGAATTCTGTTCGCACTGACGCAGAATATATCCTTATTGGAAAAATCGCAGAAAAGAGGAAGGAGCTTTTAAAACTGAAGGATGAACTGAAGGCTCTAGAAAATGGGCGCAATAAGGAGTGTGTGGTTGAGGTTCCTGAAGATGCCAGCAAGAATGGTACAGCATCGCAAGAACATATTGAGAATATAATAGAATCTTACACGGGCGTTGAGGAAGATCTGCCACCTCCTCAAGAAGATGCTGTAATCCATAAAAAGGCTATGAAAAAACCTATATCATACGAGATGAAGCTAGAGTTAATTGAAGATGACTATGGGCATGCTTCTAATATTGCGCGGGGCAATCTATTCACGGCTGATGGTAATAAAAAGCCGATTGTACCTGCTTGGACGAATGGGAGGAAATACGATCCTTGTAAGGGTAAGATGATGAAGATTCGCAATGAGTTGCGAAAGGGGCCTATGACAATTCGCCAGATGTCTTCCTATACTGGGTATGCGCTAGATACTATCAAGGACTTTGTAAAAGAGATGGATAAGCAGGGTTTTTTTAAGAATACTTGAAAACTGCGTTCCTCGTAGCTTCTGCGTGCCAGTGTTGTAGTGTTCTGCGGAAGTCTGGATCTTCCGAGCGAAACATAATACCGTGGAATGCTATATACACATTGTTCGTACCTTGGGTAAGTTTGAATTCATATAGACCAGCGTTTCCATCTGTATATAACATATCTGCTCCTGAGATATTTGTTATTTGAATATTATCTTTGCTCAACAATGTTAGCCTGGCAATAAGGTCTTGTGCCTTGTCACGCAAAGATATATGTTCCATTGTGGACTATGATAGGGTCTATAATGATCGCATCATTTTTAGAAAATGATGATGCCATCAAAAATTGATTCGGTCGGCTGGGCGGAAATCAGTCCCGCCTGAAATGTCTCATTCCCGTGTATCTCGCACCGCGTCTGTGAACTCTAGCACCGTTTCCAAGCTGGATGCGTTCCTTGCTTCTTCCTATTCCACTTACAATTCCAAGAAGGAGACTGCCGAGGACTGGTCTCGCGCGCAGGCGCGCGCTTTCTATCACACCCTCAAGGCTCCCGTGGAGTTTCTTGGTCTGTATTCGCATTGCCTGAACTATTTGGAGGGGCGTACCAGTGCGAAGGCACCTGTACAGAAGAAGAAGGATGTTGTATTCGCCAAGGATGGGAAGTGTACCGATGCTGAGTTTACGGAGGGCCATTCTCAGATGAATGCGATCCTCCACCGCGAGTATTCTCTTTGGTGGGACGCGTTTGTCCAGGAGGAGAGTGAGGATTATGAGAAGGATGCGCCGAGTGCCGAGGATCGTTTCGCGCTACATTGCGGGAAGATCTTGGCTTCAAAGACTGGCGTCTCACTTGAGAAGGCCAAGTGTGTGGTGGATGCGTGGCTCATTGAGAAGCACGCCTAGAGAGGAGGGTATTAGATTCCTCTGAATGAATCATTCTCGCGCTGTCCCTCTATATCTGTAATAATTCCATTTAGCTTTACAACATTATTTAATTTTTGTTCCTGTATGCCAAATGATATACATAGGGCGAAGATGCGTTCAAGAGTGCCAGCCAGATGCCTTGTGTCCCACTGAAGGTTTCGAAGTACTGTTGGTATAACTTTTTCTATGAAGGGCATCATATGCGCAAAGAACCAAGATGGAATTATAAACGTATGTAACAGAGGTAGAGGCATTGCGATTATATTGGAGGCTGTA